TCCGCCTGAAAAGTGGAAGGTCGGCGGTTCGACCCCGCCCCTGCCCACAAGCACCGATTCGGCCCCCGGCCTGCGGAGACGCGGACCGGGGGCCGGTCTGCATTTCGGCCCAGAATACGCCGAATGTAGCCATCTACGTAGCCATGCTGTTTCGGAACCGCTTTCAGCCGACCTCCTTGAGCCGGCGCCGCAAGTAGTGCAGCTCGGCCGGATGGAGGTTCGTGAGTCGCACGCGAATGGTGTGCAGCGAGACGCGCAGTTCCCGCGCGAGGGTGACGTGGTGCTCGCCGTGCGCCGCGACCACTTCGCCGAGATCGTGAACGTCGATCAGCAGTCGCGCGGCATCCCGGTCCGCCCACTGCTCCTGGCGCAGGTTCGCCCGCGAGCAGTCCGTGAGCATGTCGCAACGCTCGACGTGGCGCAGCTCGTGACACAGAACGCTCCGCGCCTGGTGCCGATGCATCCGTGGATCAAGTGCGATCTGTCGGCGCCAGTGCCGGTACTCCCCCAGGTGACCGACCAGCGGCTCCCAAACAAGGTCGATGTGCGGCAGGTCCGAGAGCTCCCGCCACGGGCTGTACGTGTTGCTCATTGCTCCTCGAGGTCTCCCGGGTCGAGTTCGGCCTCTGTGCTGGCCGCTGCGCGCAGGCTGTCATCCGCCTCCGACGCATCAGCCAACGCCTTCGCTCGATCGAGCAACTCGGCCACCGGTACGCCGAGGGCATGCCCGAGGGCCCCGAGGTCGCGGATCGAGAAGATCACCGACCCGGAAAGGCGGTTGTTGAGGTAGGTGTGCGTCATGCCGGCGGCTTCCGCCAGCGCTCGCACGCTCCGGAACTTGGCGTTCCATCGTGCTTGTTCCACTACGGCCGGCATCGCTGCATTCAGGCGCTCGCCGTGCTCACGTGCTGTGTTCATGTGGTCGATCATCGTGCAACTTGGAACGTTTGTAAACAATCTGGCACGGATGCTTGACATTGGAATGCATCCGTTCCAAGATTCTGGCATGACTTCGTTCCAGACCGACGCCAACGGCGCCGCGAGGGAGGCTGGAGAAGCCCGGGCCGCACGTGTTGCAGCCGAGGTTCGAGCCGAGATGGCTCGACAGGGCAAGTCCAAGGGCGAGCTCGCCCAGGCCCTCGGCGTCACTCTCAACACGGCGAAGAGCCGCTATTCCGGTTCGCAGCCGTACAACGTGGTCGAGCTCGTTCAAGTCGCCCTGTGGCTTGGCGTCGGCATCGACTACCTCGCAGAGGCAGCCGCATGACCGCACCGCCGGGCAATGCCCGGCACTCCTCGGAGCCTCGCGTTGAGCAGATCAGCGCGGAGAGGGAACCCGACCTCTCCACCAAGACGAAGCAGATGCGCTACCTCGTCGCAGAACTCGGCGTCAGTCGCCCCCAGGCGCACGCCTTGATCCGAGCATTCGAGCGCGATCAGGAGCGCCCGCTCGTCACGTCCGGCGAGACCTACCGGGCGTCATTCATCGACTGGCTGATGCGACAGGCGCCGAGCCCGCGCAAGCCAACGATCCGCAAGTGGCGGATCGGCGAGACCGGATGGAGGACCGCATCGTGAAGCGCATCATCAAGGACGGCGTCGACCTGTGCTCGTCGGCAGGCTTCGACCTGAATCACGACGATCGCAAGCTGCGCAAGGACCGCTGGCTGTTCACCCACGCCAACGAGCCCGAGACTGTCGTCAAGTTCGACACCCACATGAGCGAGCTGGCTGCCCGCACGCAGATCGCCGTCGCCAAGCGTGTCCTTGGCCTCGCGACGAACGAGGCGAGGGAGCCGCGCAAGGCGAAGGCGAACCAGCGCGAGAAGGCCGAGCGCGCCGCCGAGCGGAAGCGCCGCGAGAGTGCTCAGTTGCTGGCCGAGGCCCGTCGCGCCGAGCGAGTCGCCGCACAGGAGTCTGCGCGGATCGCCAGCCGCCGCCGTGAACTCGACCGCCTGATGCGTGGTGGCGAAGCGCCGACGAACGCGGCCGTCCGTGCCGACGCGATGCTGACCATCGCCCAAGTGGCCGACCAGACCGGACTCACCGACAGGGCCGTACAGCGCGCCATCCAGTCCGGGCGGCTGGAGGCTTACCAGTGCGGCAAGGAAGTCAAGGTCAAGGGCTCCGACGTGCGCGACTGGCTGGTGCCGTCATGACCGCCGCGTACCTCACCCTCGACGAGGCCGCCGAGTACCTCCGCGTCTCAGTTCCCACCGTCAAGCGCGCCATCTACGCGGGCAACCTCCGCGCGAAGAAGTCCGGCGCTGGTGGCGGTGGCAAGTACCTCATTCGCGTCACCGAACTCGACGCCTGGTTCGACGGGCTGGTGGACGCATGACCGCCGTCGACCTCACCTCCCCCACCCGGCGGGCCGCATCATGAACGGCCCCCAGCAGCGGGCGCTTCTCACATCCACTCAGGCGGCCGAGTACCTGGGAGTGCAGCCGCAGACGTTGGCGCAGTGGCGCTGGCGGAAGACGGGGCCGGCCTTTGTGAAGGTCGGCCGACTGGTGCGGTACGAGGCCGAGTCGCTGGAGGCTTGGCTGGCCGAGGGCGGTGTAGCCTCGTGATGCACGTCAAGACGAACGACGGGGCCAGTCGCTCCACGACTGACCCCGCCCTTGATTCCCCTGCCGGGATTACGTCACGACTTCTCGATGACAGTCGTGTTCGGGTTCGCCTTGGCGTGCTTCTTCGTCACATAGCGACCCGTCTTGGCGCTGCGGGCCTTCCCCGACCCACTCTTCTTTGCGGCCATAACGGTTACCTCCTTTCATCTCGAACACTCTATCGACGTATCCCTACATCTACGGGTGTCGACACGCCGGACGCACAACATGTTGTGGTCAGCGAGCGGTCCGGGGGTGCGAAGTGACCGACCTCCGCGCAACCCTCACCCTCGCTGCCGTCCTGGCCGCGGTCCTGATCGCCTTCCTGTTGACCCGCCCCGAGCCGGTCACCCAGCAGCCGGCGCCGGAGTGGGACGAGATCACCCCGTGCCTCTATGACTGCCCGGTCTCTAGGGGCGCGTGATGAGCACCGACTACGGCGAGTGCAAGAACCTCGCCCACGCCCCTCGCCAACGTGGCGCCACCTGGGTCTGCCCTGACTGCGACAAGGCCAGGGCTGCCGAAGCCGAGGCGCGTGCCCTGGTCGAGGCGAGGGCAGCGGCCCACGTCGCGGCGGAGGGCAAGGTCACCGAGGCCGAATGGCGCACGTTCCTCGCAGCGATCAAGCAGGTGGCCGCCGAGAACGGTGGCGAGGTCGACGCCAACAAGGTCCGCCCCCTGGTGCGTGGCCGGATCGAACCCAAGCACATCGGCACTGCGTTCGCGGTCGCCAAGAAGGCCGAGCTGATCGAGCGGATCGGCATCAACGAATCCACGGACGTCGCTGGCAAGAACGCCGGACGTCCGCAGCCTCTCTACAGATTGCGAGTAGCAGCATGAGCCACTGCCGGGAGCGCGTCGTGATGTGCGACTGCGGCCAGGTCGACCTCCCCATCGGCGCCCTGTCCGTCTGGTGCGACCACGTGGAGCATTCGGAGACCGCGTGCATCGGAGACCAGCGATGACGTGGGGCGAGCAGGACGAGTACAGGGCTGGCTCCAAGGCTGCCGCGTGGCTGTTCATGTGCTTCTTCGTCGTGGTCCTGGTGGGGCTGCTGGCGCTGGGCGCATGGATGGGTTTCGCCAGCCCGTAGACCTCCGCCGCCGCGCTGATGGGTCGTGCGCAGCGGCGGAACGGGGCCCTCGTGCGGGGGAAGCCGAGGGCCCCAACCAGACGAAACGAAAGTGCCCCGCTCTCGGTGCGACGAGGCGGGGCGGAGAAGAACTCTCAATCGAAAGGGTACATCGTGACCGACTACGAACAGCCGATCAGCTTGTTGGAGAGCAGGCGAGAAGCACTGGTCAATGGCATCGACTGCATCGATGAGCAGGCCGAGCGCATCAAGGAGATGACCGACAACCTGCAGGCCGCGCACGAGCGTCTGGCAGCGTCAAAGGTCGAGTTGCAGCAGATCGAAGCGGCGCTGGGACTGCTCAAGGCGGGCGCCCGATGACCGCCCGCGAGTGGAAGCCAGGCGACGTGGCGATGGCCCGGCACGAGCGGTCGTTTGCGGACGACTTCCTTGTGGTGCGCACCGGCCTCAGCAGCGAAAGCTACTGGTCCGCTCCCAGGGACTGGCCGGACGGCATCTCCTCGAAGGACTGCATCTACCGCCCTCTCGTGGTCATCGATCCCGAAGATCGCGAGCAGGTCGAGCGGCTGGCGGCCATCTTCTGCGCCGCGCCTTCGTCCGGCTGGGTCAGTCAGATGCAGGAAGCTCTCCGCGAATACGCCGCCCCGACGACCATGTGCCCGTCGGTGCTGATCTTCGCCGGCGAGGAGTACCCCTGTCTCGTCCCTGCACCCCACGACGGGATCACCCACGCGCACGAGCACGGCATTGAGTGGGAGACAGCATGATCGCCGCCGCCATCGCCATGCTCATCGGCCTCGGTGTCGCCGTCGCCCAGTACGCGTACTGGTCGGGCCGGGTCGAGCAAGCCACCAAGAGCCGCGACGACTGGGCCGATCTCGCGCTCGGCATGGACGAGGAGCTGCAGAAGGAACGTGCCGCCCACCTCGCCGAGATCCGCAACGTGAAGGCCGACCTGGAGTGGTCGCGCATCATCCACGCCACCCACATCGCGCCCGAGATGAAGCCGGTCATCCTCCGCGAGCACCGCGCGAAGGTGCTGCCGATCCGGGGAGGTGCGCGATGAAGTGCGCCTGGGTCTTCTGCGACTCCGCTGTCGACGGTCGCGGCTGGTGGTGCGCTGAGCACGCTGCTCGCCTCGAGTCCGACCACGACCTCGACGTCGAGGAGGCGCAACAGGATGCCTGACCACTACTGCACCGGCGACGTCGAGACCTGCTCTCGCTGCAACCGCCGCCGTGATGAGCGCGAGTGGCACCGCGACGACACCGACGACCGGATGGCCGACGACTACGCCGACCGCGAATGGCATCGGGGGTGGGAGTGATGACCGACCCCCATCTCTGCCGCTGGTGCCGCGAGGAGCCCATCACCCAAGGCGGACTCTGCGCCTGGTGCGAGAAGTGGGCGTGGTGGCGATGAGCGATCTGACCATCTACCGCGAGCTCATCCAGCGCTCCGACGAGTGGTACGACGCCCGCTGCGGCATCGTCACCGCGTCGGCCGTCGGCAAGCTCATCACGCCGAAGACGATCAAGCCGGCCAGCAACGACGAATCACGCGGACTAGTGGCCCTCCTGGCCTCCGAACGCGTCACCAGACACGTCGAGGGGACCTTCACCAGCAGCGACATGTGGCGCGGCATCGAGTCCGAGCCCTACGCCCGCGACCTGTACGCCGAGCACTGCGCGAACGCACCCGTCGACGAGTGCGGCTTCATGGTCCGCGACTTCGACGGATTCAAGATCGGCTACTCCCCCGACGGACTCGTAGGCGACGACGGGCTGATCGAGATCAAGGCGCCCCGGCAGAAGAACCACCTCGCCACCGTCGTCGCCGACATGGTGCCGCTCTACCACGCGGCGCAACTACAGGCGGGGCTGCTCGTCACTGGCCGCCAGTGGATCGACTTCGTCTCCTACTGCGGCGGAATGCCCCTGTGGGTGCGACGCGTGAAGCCCGACCCCCGCTGGCAAGAGGCGATCCTCGCGGCCGTCGAGAAGGCCGAGCAGGACATCACCACCACCGTCGCCACCTACAAGCAGGCAGTCCACGGGCTGCCGGCGACTAAGCGCATCGACTTCAACGCCGTAGAACTGAGGGGCATCGCATGAGGGTCACGATCGAGAAGAAGACCGACCAGCTGAATTTTGAGGACTTCCTGCACGGCATCACCCGCGTTGTCACCATCGCGGGGGTCAAGAAGGGCACCAAGGAGCAGCAGTACGACATCGTGATCGAGGGCGACCAACGCGTCTGGCGGCCGGCGGTCACGGTCCTCAAGCTCTTGGTCGCAGCATGGGGCGACGACGCGAGCGAGTGGGTCGGTCGCCGTGCCGAGCTGTACGGCGACCCCGAGGTGAAATTCGGGCCCGAGCGCGTCGGCGGCATCCGAGTCTCCCGTCTCTCGCACATCGACAAGCCTGTCCACGCGAGCCTCACCGAGACGCGCGGCAAGCGGAAGGTGCACACCGTTGACCCCCTGCCCGACGCCACGCCCACCCCCACTCCCCTGACCGACGCACAGATCGCCTGCGCCACCGACATCGACCAGCTCGGCGCCTGGTGGAAGCAGCACCCCGACCAGCGTGCGGCGATCGAGCAGCGGGTCGCGGAGATCAAGGCCGAGCCAGCGGACGGTGCGCAGTGAGCCTGAGCGCCATCCCCTGCCCCGACTGCGGCCGCCGCTACACCCCCACCAAGACCGGCACCATCCGCCGCCACAAGTGCGACAAGCCGTCCAACGCGATCCTGATCCCGCTGCCCTGGACGCGGCCACCGATCAGCCTCAACGACCGCGGGCACTGGGCAACCAAGGCGCGCGCAGTCGGCAGCACCCGCACCGAAGCACGCTGGGCCATCCGAGCCGCCAAGGTCCGCCCCATCGTCGCCGCCAACATCACCCTGCACTGGCGCGTACCTGACAACCGCCGCCGAGACGCCGACAACCTTGCCGGCACCAAGAAGGCAGTGACCGACGCGCTCGTCGACGAGGGCGTGCTGCCCGACGACTCCTGGGTGCACGTACCCGCGTCCACCGAGCGCATCCACCCACCCGTGAAGGGACTGCCCGCCGCGATGTGGATCGAGCTGTCCGACGTCTACGAGTACGGGGGAGGTGCGGCGTGACCCCCTACTACTCCGACGACCTTGTGACCCTGTATCACGGTGATTGCCGCGAGATCACCGCGTGGCTTGAGGCCGACGTGCTGATCTGCGACGTGCCTTATGGCATCGCCTACAAGAGCGGGTCTCGGCGACAGACGCTCGCCGACAGCATCGAGGGTGACGAGGACACAGCCGTCCGTGACGACATCCTCGCCGCATGGGGAGACCGCCCAGCCCTGATTTTCGGGACGTGGCGCATCCCCCGCCCGGCTGCCACGCACACGCGCCTCGTCTGGGACACCAAAGGCGCGCTGGGCATGGGGAATCTGTCGGTGCCATGGAAGCCGTCGGATCAGGAGATCTACGTCTTGGGCTACGGCTTCGTGGGCCACCGCGGCTCGAACATCCTGAGCCACGCTCCAGTGCAGTCGCTTGGCTACAACGGCCGTCAACACCCGCACGAGAAGCCGATTGGCCTCATGCAAGACCTGGTCGACAAGTGCCCCGACCAGTGGGTCATTGCTGACCCAACGGCAGGCAGCGGACCGACTCTCGCTGCCGCTAAGCAGTTGGGGCACCGGGCAATCGGCGTCGAACTTGACGAGCGCTACTGCGAGATCGCGGCCAAGCGCCTCGCGCAGGACACCCTGTTTGGAGCGGTCTCATGACCCCCGACTCCCTCGCCGCCTGGAACGCCCGCCAGATCGCAGCCCGAGCCGCCTACGACGCCGATCAGCGCGTCGCCGAGGGCTGGTGCGCGTCGTGCGGGATCCGGCGCGTCAACAACGTCGGGCGCCGGCAATGCAAGGACTGCAATCGGGAAGGGAGGCGAGGGCATTGAGCCCGGACGACCCAAGACACGGGACCTACGCAGGCGCCTCCGAACACCGTAAGACAGGGCATCCCATCTGCCAGCCATGCCAACGAGCCGAGCGCATCGCGCACATCCAAGCGCTCGCCGACCGACTCGCGGGCAATCCTCGCACCGTCCCCGCTCGCGGCACCGTGCGGCGGATTCAGGCACTGCAGGCGCTCGGCTGGACCATCGCCGACATCGCTCGCCAATCAGGGCTGTACGAGAAGACGCTGCGCAATCCGATCTACCGAGGGACCAGCGTCTATCGCGCCACGGCCGAAGCGGTCGCCGAGACCTACGAGCGACTGAGCATGACACTGCCGGACGGTGGCTATCACGAGCGCTGCCGGCGCATGGCCGCCAAGCGTGGGTACGCACCCCCACTCGCCTGGGACGACATCGACAACGACGACGCCCCCAAGGGCATCGCGCGGCGATCCCACGGCCGCCCCGAGGTCATCACCGCCCGCGTCGAGGACTTCGACTTCCTCATCCGCAACGGCGAGACCGAAGAGCAGGCCGCCGAACGACTCGGTGTGCGACTGAGCAGCTTCAAGGACCAGCGCAGGCGGCTGGAGAGAGGACAGGTGGCCTGATGGGCTGGATTCGCGTGTCGGACGACTTCTACGACCACCCCAAGTTCACGGACGTCACCCCACTGTCGATCGCGATGTGGATCGTCGGAATGGGGTACTGCAACCGCAACCTCACCGACGGAATCATCCCCACGTCCGCGGCTCAGCGACTCTGCGATTTCGACGGACTCTCCTACACCGTGGCCACCATCGGTGACCTCGCGGGAGTGATGGAAGACGACTGCACGCCGCTGGCCATCAATGACCTGATCGAGGTCGGCCTGTGGCACGAGAACGGCCACGACTGCGCGGACTGCCCGCAGCCTGGTCGCCGGCGCTATTACGTGCACGACTACCTCCGCTATCAGCCTTCCGCGGCCGAGATCAAGGAGCGCGCAGAGAGGCGTTCAGAAGCTGGAAAGAAGGGCGCTGCGACCCGATGGGGGGGTGCCGAGAATGGCTAATCGCATGGCAAGTGCCATAGCAAATCGCATGGCAAATGGAATGCGATCAGGAAGTGAAGTTAGAGAGCGCGCCGCCAGAATGTGGGACGACGATCTCAGGATGTGGGCCATGGCTAGCCGCCCACGCTCAGCCATGGCGAATCGCATAGCAAATCGCATGGCAAATCTATGGCAAACGGTATGGCAAACGGATGCCCCCAACCCCAACCCCAACCCCAACCCCCAAATCCCTCGGCTTGCGGTTTGTTCTTCTTCTCAATCAGGTAAATCCGAATCCGAAAGTTCTGTAACGCGCGGGCTCTCGGGATCGGACGATGCGCGATGAACGAACACGAGGCTCAGCGGATCGCTGACGCGATCTCGCACGCCCGACCCGACTGGCCGGCGCGACAGGTACTCACCCTCATCGAGAGCAAGCTGATCGACCGCCCACGCCGCGACGTGTTCGTGGCGCTCGCATGGGTCGCCTCGGAGGCTGCGAGCACCACGCCGTACCGAGTCCTCGAGGCTGGGCCCTGGTGGCGGGCGGTCGCGGTCGACGCCACAAACACCGGCGGCGCGCCCCGCAACCTGTTCGACCCGACCACCGCGTGCGACACCTGCTCACAGCCCGAGCACCGCCACGGCTCGACCAGCGGCCACGAGTTCGTATCCGTCCTCGACGCCAACCGACGCCGCGACCAGACACCCAAGCCGCCACTGCCCCGCCCGACCCAAGGAGACCCCGATGACGAACTCTGAAGCCCGCAAGCGCCTCGCCGAGCAGACCCCCACCGACACCGCCTGCTCGCTCGATGCCCACGTCCTCGCCGTCACAGTGCGGGAGTTGGCCGACGAGCTGGCCCGCGTCACCAGCGAGCGGGACGAGGCGAGACAGGCCGCCAGGCAATTGGAATCGGCCCCAGGAATTGCGCAGGGGGTCGGGCTGGGGTCCAGTGCCACCGACTCACTGAAAGGCCCTCAGATCGCGAATCTCGCCGCCCGTGCCGAGGCTGCCGAGGAGGCCGAGCGAGCCAAGGAGCGGATCGCGCAGGTGCCGCCACACGCCCGTCCGGTAGTAACCGCAACCAGCCCCGCCCCGTCCGTCACTGAATCGTCAGTGACCTACAGTGACGCGCTCACTGACCCCGCCCCGTCCGAGCGGGTGGAGTTGACCGACGTCGAGAAGTCCACCGTCCGCGCCACCCACCACGTCGGGTCCGCTCGCGAGCAGGTCGAGAACGTGGAGTCGATCATCGCGGCACGTCTGGCACGGGTCGAAGCCGAGCGGGACCGACTGTCCGCCCTGATCCGCGACCAACTCGGGCATTGCATCTGCACGCCTTACCCGATGGGCGACGGCCCACAAGAGGACTGCGGCCACCACGGGCGCGAGTACGGATGGTGGGTCGAGGGATTCTGTACCGTGCAGCAGCGCAACATCGACCTGGATTCCGAGCGGGACTGCCTGGCCGAGCAGGTCGCGGCGGTGGAAGCGCTGGCTGAGAAGTGGCGCTACAAGGGTGAGCTCGGGTGGGGACCGTGGCAGGTCGGCGAAGGGCCGGACGGCGAGGGGTGCGTGCTGGACTCCGCGTCTTCAGAACTCCGCGCCGCCCTGTCCGACCCCGGCACCGCGCTGGCACGGGTCCGCGCAGAGACGTGGGACGAGGGGTACTCGACTGCGCTAGGAGACTTCGATATCGCGGCTCGCGCCGAGTCGCGGAGTGTCAACCCCTACCGGGCGGGGGTGGAGAAGTGAGCCCGCGTTACCACTACACCTGCGACCACGGTCGCCGCCTGATTACTGGAACCATCGTGCCTGCCGACAGCCTGGGCCGATATCCCAACGACGGGCCATGGATCTACGCATGGTTCACAGACCTCTCGCGACCAAACCGCGCCGCGCTCGGACTTACCAGTCACACGCTCACCTGCGACCGCACCGCCTACCGCTACCGAGTCACCGACGGCCGCGACCTGATCCACTGGACGCACGTCCGACGCGACCATGCCTGGGCTGAGGAACTGGAATCCGCTCCCGGTGCGCGGCTGATGCACTGGTGGGTAGCGCGGCATCCGGTTCCGGTGGTCTACGACGCAGAGGGGGTGGAGAAGTGAGCCCGATCGAGGTCACCACCAAGTATGCCACCAGCGTCGACACCCTCGCCGAGGCATGGCGATTCGTCATGACCTACGTCGACCAAGTCGGCCCGAAACCACACATCAGGATCACGCCACTGTCGATCTACTCGATGGCCGACATTGGCAACGACGACGCCGAACCAGAGTGCTGCTTCGAGGTCCTCGTCTCCGGCATGGTCGAGGAGGACTCATGATCGCCCGCGTCCTCACCTGGGCCCGCACCATCCTCGACCGCATCGACAGCGCGCTCGACGTGTGGGGAGACGACGATGAGTGAGTTGACCGATCTCCGCGACCACGCACGATCCCGCGCACTCTGGCCCGACGGACGCACCGCCGTCAGGGTCGCCTGCAAGACGGTGACCACATTCGGCCGCGAGAAGCCTGCCGACCACGCCAACTGTGGCGGCGACTGCGCCTGTAGGTGCCACCGACCAACGGAGCACGAGCGGCGAATGTGGCAGCAGATCGCCGACGAGATCGACGCCTACCTGGGGCGGGTCGACGAGGGGGAGGCGCTGTGGTGACCTGCGACTGCGTGACCGAGACCCTGACCGACGGCGACCGAAGCCGTGTGGTCGTGAGCGAGCCGTGCGAGACGTGTCGAGAGGGAGAGCTGTGAGCGTCGTGACCGAGATCCGCTGTCGATGGAACGGCACCGAGAGCCCGCGCGTGGTCCTCGGCCGCCACGTCGACGAGTGCGAGGGTGACTGCGGTGGATGCCTACCCTGCCCGCTCGACCACTGCTTGGGCTGTTACCGGACGCACAACGAGCACGTCTGCCCCGACTGCTTGGCCGACGTCCGCGAGACCCTGACTGAGATCGGGCGACTGTGCGACGGGCTGCCAGCCGAGGCCGAGCGCAAGGGCGTCGACTCCGAGGCCTTCAACCTCATGGCGCCGGCGGCTGATCCCGAGGCGCTGGGCCACATGCAGGCGAGTGTCAACGTCGGTCGCATCCCCGCCGACTGGCTGGAGTCTGCCGACCACGAGCTGCACCCGCTGATCGTCGTGGGTGGCTGGATGGAGGCGTACCTCGAAGCGTTCAGCCATGACGAGCCCGCGCGCATCACCGTCTCGGGCGCGCTGTCGTACCTGACGCGCAACCTCGACCACATCGGCACCGAGGACGACATCCCGTTCCGCGACTTCCGCCGGGACCTCGCTGACTGCCGCACCCACCTGGAGCGCGTGTTGCACGACGGCGAGCAGATCGAGACCGGGGCACCATGCATGACGTGCGAGCGACCGCTCCTGCGCGTGTTCGGTGGTGGCGAGCTGCCATGGAGCCACCGCGACGGCAGCCGACCACTGGCGGGCGAGGACTGCTGGGCGTGCGCGCGGTGTCGGGAGTGGCGCGGGGAGGACGACTACCGGCTGAACGTGCGGCAGGTGTACGTGGAGGAGGCGGAGAAGCTGCCGCTGACTGACCTCGCTCTCCGTCTTGACGTTGACATGAAGGATCTCCGCAGGCTCTGCGCACCCGTCCGAGTGTCGGTGGGTGGCGAGATCATTGAGCAACCCCCGCGCCTGAAGCCCGCGGGGAAGTTCTCGGGTCGCAAGGTCTACCGGGTGTCCGAGGTGAAGGAGCTGTTGCGGAGTGCATAGGTGCGTGCTGTGCGGCGAGGAGATCGACGAGGAGCGAGGAAGTCGATGCGCCGACCTGGGCGTCTGCGCTGACTGCGCGTGGAACATCGCCGAGAGGTACGCCGACCGCATCGAAGCGCAGGCACGGGGTCGCAACTACCAGGAGTTGCAGGAGTGGCGCGCAAGAAGGGCTACCGCTCTGAATGAGCGGATGACGCGGACAACTCCCTACCCGTGGGCGCAAGAACTGACACAGAGCGAGAGCGTCGTCTACTACGTGGAACTCGGAAATCACATCAAGATCGGATACTCGGCACACTTCCGGCAGCGCCTCCAGGCCCTGCGCGCCACCGTCGATCAGGTGTTGGCCCTAGAGCCGGGCGGTCGGGACGAGGAGCAGTTCAGGCACCAGCAGTTCGACCACCTGAGGATCAATCGCCGCTGGGAGAACTTCAACCATGGCCCCGACCTGGATGATCACATCGCAAGTCTTCGGGAGCGCAATGGGCTGCCCGCGTGGCTGACCGTGAAGCGCCGGGGGAAGAACAGCCCGGTATACATCCGTCGCGCCGCGCAGTGAGTGTTATACACTCAAAATCACCAACGAACCGTCGTGCCCAAGTTCGGGTCGGCGGTTTCGTCGTTCCCGGAGTCGGGAGGTCGCCATGCGCTGGTTGCTCGGCCTGCTGGCTCGGCTCGCGCGGTGGGTCGATGACGGGCGAGTGTCGTGGTGATCCTGCGGGTGACCGACGACTCCACGGCCGACGACCTGCGTGAGGCCATCACCCACCTGAGGGCCAAGCAACGGGCCGCAGTCATTCCGAGCACCGCCGCCGAGTATGGGGCTGCGGTGGATGAGTTGCTGGACATGCTGACATCCCGCATCGAGGAGGCACCATGCTGAACGAGGCTGCGATCCTCGACCAGAAGATCGCCGTGGGGCTGATCGAGAACCCCTGCCGCGACGTGTTGATCGACCTGGCGTCCAAGGTGCCAGCCGGTCAGGCGATCGTTGAGCTTGGCTCCTTCAAGGGCCGCTCGACGGGTCACCTCGCGCTCGGCTCGTCCCGTGGCGCCGGCGTTCAGGTTCATGCCTTCGACCCGTGGGAGGCCGGGGAGATCCCGGCCGGTTACGAGCAGCACGCGCCCAGCATCGTCGAGTATGTCCGCTCCGAGACTCGCGCCGCCTTCGATGCCCACATGGAGCTGACCGGCGCCGGTGAGTACGTCACCGCCCACCAGGCCACCGCGACCGAGGGCGCTGAGCAGTACGACGGCCTGCCGGTCGGCTTGCTGTTCCACGACGCGCTCCACCGCAAGGAGGATGTGCGCGACGATCTGAAGGCGTGGCTGCCACACATGGCCGACGACGCCGTCATCGTGCTGCACGACGTCGGCGACCCGCGCTTCGAGGTCGAGGAAGGCGCACGGCTCGCACTGGCCCGCAACAAGACCCTGCGTGAGCGCTGGGACTTCGAGGGTCGTGAGGTCCGCCTGTGGGCCAAGAACCCCGCCAAGCGGGGATTCTGCATCGTCCGTTCCAGGTAGCCATGACCACCGACCTCGTCTACGTCGTCGGGGGTCAGCCCGACTCGCCCGGCCGCGACGAGATGCGGTACTCGCTCCGCTCCTTCGAGCAGAACCTCCGCATGGAGTGGCGAGACGTCTGGGCCGTGGGCGTTCCGCCTGACTGGTTCGCCGGTGCACGGCTCCCGCTCGAGCCGCACCCCAACAAGTTCGAGAACCAGCGCCACAGCCTGACCGCCTACGTCAACCTGCCGGGCGCTGCCGACCGTCTCGTCGTGCTCAACGACGACATGTTCGCCATCGAGCCGCACGACGAGATCGTGGTCTGCCGCAATCGTCACCCCGCCTCACGTTGGGCAGCGGCCGAACAGAAGGAGCGGGCACTCGGCGCGTGGCATCGGGCCGTGATCGCCACCGCCACCTGGGTCGCCGAGACCACCGGCATCGATCCCTGGATCTACGAGTGCCACACGCCGCTCGTCTTCGACACCAAGCGGCTGCGGGATGCGCTGGCTGCGTACCCCACTGGTCAGCCGTTTGCCGTGGGTGAGCTGTACCCCGTCGCCGGCGCAGGTCCCGAGGGTGAGGCTCGAGGCAACGCCAAGGTGAAGACCGAGACCTTGGGGGCGAAGTTGAACCTCCCCCTCCCCTACTTGTCAGGCTCCCCCGGCTCATGGAACGGCCCCCTAGGTGAGTACGTCCGGGGGGAGTTCAAGACCCCGGGGCGGTACGAGAAGACCTCCACCTCCTCGCCTGAGACCATCGCACAGGTTGCGTGATGGCTGCCCGGGTCAACGCCAACGGCCACCGTCGTCGACAGGTGGTCGCCCGGGTCAAGGCTGAAGAGACCCACTGCGCCCTGTGCGATGGCTACGTGGATCAGACGCTGCATCACCTCGACCCGATGGCTGCCGTGGTCGACGAGGATGTACCGCGTTCGCGTGGTGGATCGCAGTACCAACGCTCCAACTGTCACCTCATGCACCGTCGATGCAACCGATGGAAGTCGACGATGACGCTCGCCGAGGCTCGAGCACGACTCGCAGGCGAGACCATGGCCACACCGAAGCCGGTCGAGGCTTCATCCATCTGGTGACGGGGCACCACCCCCTCCCCCGCCCGGGTCGCGGCAGCCTCCGGGCATACGGCCTTTTCACACGCAGAGCTCGTCAGGTTGGGGGCCGCCATGTCCGACGCCTTCAACCGCCTCGAGGAACTGCGGTCCCTGTACGAGATCGCACTCGCCTCGATCACCGCTTCGGACCCCGAGAAGTGTGCCCCCTTGATCGCGCGCGCGGAGTCCATTGCGAAGCAGATCGAGGAGCTGACTCCGACCGCGAAGGCTGGTGACCCGATTGACGAGATCGCAGCCCGTCGCGCTGCTCGGGGAGGCGCCACCTCGCGTCTTGGTCAAGCCGCAGGGGGCAAGGGCTAACTCCTGGCAGGACGTCGCCGACATCTCGGCGTCGTTCGGCATCGCGCTCGATGCTTGGCAAGAACTGATCCTCGAGGCTGCCATGGGTGAACGGTCCGATCGCACCTGGGCCGCCAAGCGGGTCGGGATCACGGTCCCTCGCCAGAACGGTAAGAGCCAACTCCTCGTTGCCCGTGCTCTCGCCGGCGCGTTGCTGTTCGGCGAGAAGAAGATCGTCGTCAGTGCGCACCAGCAGGACACTGCACGGGAGTCATTCGCGAAGCTGATGGAGATCGTCGAGGACGACGCCAACGGCGCGTTGCGGTCACGAGTCAAGAGCGTGATGAACGCGCTGAACCGTGAGTCGGTGAAGTTCTCCAACGGCGCGCTGATCCAGTTCAAGGCTCGCTCGGGCGCGGCCGGCAAGGGCTTCTCCTCCGACTGCCTGCTGCTCGACGAGGCGCAGATCCTCGGCTCTCGTGCGTGGACGTCGATCAACTCGACGATGTCGGCGATGAAGAACCCGCAGGTCTGGCTCCTCGGCACGCCGCCGCAGGATGAGGACGACTGCTACACCTTCGAGATGGTCCGCCGTGCGGCACTCGATGGGAAGTCGTCGGCCGCCGCTTGGGTGGAATGGTCTGCCGAGCTGACATCGCCGGAGTACCTCGCCGCGAAGTCCGATCTCGCCTCTCGCACCTGGTCGTCGGCCGTGGAGTATCTGTGCTGGGCCGCCAACCCGGCGTGGAACACCAGGATCAACCACGAAGTGGTGCAAGGCGAGTTTGAGACCTACTCGCCCGACCGTTTCGCGCAGGACCGGCTCGGCATCTGGCGAGACGACGCCCAGCTGGTTGACCGCGTGATCATGCCCGACGAGTGGAGCGCCACCGCCGTCCCTGCCCCGCCCACTGATGGCATCAAGTCGCTCGGGATCAAGTTCTCTCCCGACGGGTCTCGCGTCGCCGTCTCCGGGGCGCTCAAGCACAAGGGCGGCATCCATGTCGAGCTCGTCGGAGCGCACACCGGCAGCATGTCCGCCGGCACCGCCTCGCTGGCCGAGTGGGTCGCAGAACGGGCCGCCAACTACGCCGCGATTGTGGTCGACGGCAAGTCTCACGCGGGAGCCTTCGTCAACAAGCTGATCGACCTGGGCGTGTCGAAGCGGGCGATCGTGACCCCGACGTGGCCCGAGGTCGCCACAGCCAACGCAATGCTCCTCGAGGCGGTCATCGGCAGGACTGCGACCCATCTGTCCGACCCGGAGAAACCCGAGGGCCAGAAGGTGCTCGACGACTCGGTCGCAGTGACCACGAAGAAGCTTCGCGGCACTGAGGGCGCATGGAACTGGCATTGCCCATCTGATCCTGGCGGCGAGGTACCGATCGCCTCCGCAGCACTCGCCCACTGGGGCGCCAAGACCAGCAAGCGCAAGCCAGGCCGAAAGATGACCGTAGGGGGGATGACGTGACGCTGACCCCCCTCGGGCAAGTGCATCCGATCCGAGCCTTCGCGCCGCCGCAGGTCCTCGGCCTCAATGAGCAGACCCAAGATCTCCTGAACGAGCTCGTCGTCCAGTGGGCGTGGAAGCTTCCCCGGAACCTCGAGCGGATGATCTACCTCGACGCGAAGAACACCCTTGACGACCTGGGCGTCTCGCTCCCACCATCGCTCGTTGACCGGCTCGACGTCGTGGTCGGGTGGCCCGAGAAGGCCGTCTATGAGGTCGCGAACCGCATTGTCTTTGAGCGCATCCTGAGCCCTGACGACAGCCGTGACCCGTTCGACCTGAAGCGAGTCTTGTACGACAACCGCTTTGCGATCGAGTTCCCGCAGGCCGTCGCGTCCTCCCTGGCCCAGTCGTGCGCCTTCGTCTCGACGACTCCGGGCGATGTCGCGGAGGGCGAGGCCCCGGCTCTGATCATGTTCCACTCTGCGCTCTGGTCGACGGGCATCTGGGACCGCCGGCGTCGTGCGCTCCGGGGCGGGATGCTGATCTCCGAGGTCGACAAGATGGGCCTGCCGGTCGAGATCACTGTCATGACTCCGGCTGAGCACGTGGTGTGCGCGAAGGGATCGCAAGGCTGGTATGTCTCGGCCGTCATCCCGCACGCACTCGGCCGCACGCCGATGGAGATCCTGCCGTTCAGGCCGACCACCGATCGTCCCTTCGGGCGGTCCCGGATCGACCGCACCGTCATGTCGCTGACGAATCGGGCCGTCCGAGCCGGCGCCCGGCTCGAGGTCCACTCCGAGCTGTTCACCTCCATGAAGCTCCTCCTCCTGGGGGCCGACGAGGAAGCCTTCAAGGACGCCAGCGGCAAGATGGTGCCGCTGTGGTCGTTCTTCCTCGGCCGGATGAACATGCTCTCGAAGGACGAGGACGGCGACACTCCCGAGCTGGAAATCATCCGATCAGAGTCGCCAGAGCCGCACATCGCGATCGGTCGTGACCTCGCATCGAAGTTCTCCGGTCACACCGGCGTCCCGATGTCGTCGCTGGGCATCTCGACCGACAACCCCGAGTCGCAGGGCGCCAAGCAGGAGGCCCGCCAGGACATCATCGTGGACGTCGAGAAGCAGCACGTCATCTACAGCGACGCGCTGCTCCGAACGTTCGAGAACGCGATCATGATCCGCGACAACATGACTACACCGCCCGAGGGCATCCTCGACCTGTCGTTCAAGTGGCGCCGTGGTGACCGCCCGTCACTGGTGTCGATCGCCGACGCTGGGACGAAGCAGGTCTCGGCCATCCCATCCCTCGCCGACACGACGGTCGGCATGGAGCTTGTCGGCATGGAGCCCGATCAGATCGACCGAGCAGAGAGCGAGCTTCGTCGTCGTCGCGGCTCGGACTCCCTGAACTCCATCCTCGACCGCGCCACTGGCGCCACTTCTCCTGAGGAACTGGGGGGGGCGTCCGTGACTGAGGACGCCGCGGCGATCAAGGCCAAGGCAGACGCACTCGGTGTCCTGATCCGCGCCGGCGTCGACCCCGAGGAGGCGGCACGACGGGTCGGCCTGAGCGGCCTGGAGTTCACCGGCGCCACGCCGGTCGCCCTGCGCCTTCCTGAGTCGCAGGCGCGGTCGCTCGAGGAGCGGTAGCCAATGCCGACGCCGGCAGACCTGCGGCGCGACATCGCCCGCCTGACTGGGCTGGCGCAGCGAGACGTCGCCACGATCTTTCGTCGCCTGGAGACGGCGGCCGAAGCCCGCGAGGCGCTCAACGACGTCCTCCCCACCCTGACCCGTCAGTACGGCGAAGCGGCCTCCCTGGTGGCCGCGGAGTGGTACGACGACCTCCGTGACGAGCAGGCTGTCCAAGGGCGCTTCAGGGCCATCCCTGCGGACCTGCCAAGCCAGGACACTGAGTCGCTGACCGGATGGGCTAGCACGACCGCCACCGACCTCGCGTCGATGGAGGCGCTGATCATTGGCGGCCTCTCTCGCCGGATCTCCGACTGGTCACGCGAGACGATCATGGGCTCATCATTTGCCGATCCTCGTGGCGAAGGCTGGCAGAGAGTCGCCCGAGCCGATGGGTGCCAGTTCTGCGTGATGCTCGCCGGACGCGGCTTCGTCTACACCGAGTCCACCGTGAAGTTCGCCAGCCACGACTCCTGCCACTGTGGCGCGACCCCCAAGTGGGCAGGCAAGGCGACCCTCGTCGACGTCGAGGAGTACCGCGCCAGCCAGCGTCGCCGATCCGACGAGACCCGCGAGGCCGACAATGCCCGCGCTCGCAAGTGGATCGCCGATCACCTCTGACTTCCCGCCGCACGGCGGAAGAACCACCCACCATCCATGACCAGCCGCACGGCGTCGTGGCGATCCCGCACGGGAGGAATCCGATGAGCACCACTCCAACTGAGCCGACCGGTCCGGCGACCATCCCTGGCCAGCCCAACCCCTCGCCGCCCGCACCGTCTCCGCCCGCCACGCCTGCGGCACCTGCACAGGAGCCCGACTGGAAGGCGAAGTACGAGGAGACGATCGCCGAGTCCCGCAAGTGGGAGACGCGCTCCAAGGAGAACGCCGAGGCTGCCAAGCGCCTCGCCGAGATCGAGGAGTCGGCCAAGACCGAGGCACAGAAGCAGGCCGACGCGCTCGCCGCAGCGCAGGCCAAGGTCAAGGAGTACGAGACCCGCGAGCAGATCGCCACGTGGAAGGCCGAGGTCGCCGAAGTGACCGGGGTCCCCGCGGTGGCACTGGCTGGGTCCACCAAGGAGGAGATCGAGGCGCACGCCGCGACCCTCAAGCCGCTCATCGGACAGCAGTCCGACGGGATGCCCACGCCGGCCGTCGTGCCGACCATCGGCAAGACCCCGGCCGCCGCGCCCAACATCTCCATCGACGAGCAGATCTCGGCAGCGGAGGGCGCGGGCAACAAGGGCCTCGTCGCCCAACTAAAGGCGATGAAGCTCGCGGGCGCGACTGCAACCACCACCACCTGAACCTTCATCCTGAAAGGGGCCGATCATGGCCGGAATCACCGGGCAGGGAACCACCTTCAACCTGCCGAACTACGTGGGCGAGCTGTTCGCAGCCTCGCCCGAGGACACCCCGCTCCTGTCCGCCATTGGCGGCCTCACCGGTGGCGAGTCCGTCGGCGCCACCGTTTTCGAGTGGCAGGGCTACGACCTCCGCGACGCCGAGGACGACCGGCAGCGCCTGGAGGGCGCCGACGCCCCCTCTGGCGAGGAGCGCGTCCGCTACAACGCCAGCAACGTCGTGGAGATCCACCAGGAAGCAGTGGAGATCTCCTACACCAAGCAGGGCGCGAACCGTCAGCGTGGTGTCGAGAACACCGCGGTCACCGTCGGCTCGACGGTTATCCCAGCCGACGAGCTCGCCTGGCAGCTCGAGCAGCAATTCAAGCAGGTCGCCCGGGACGTCGAGAAGACGTTCATCACCGGCACCTACGCCCGGCCGGCGACCAACGCCAACCCGCGGAAGACCCGCGGCCTGCTCGAGGCGATCACCTCCAACGTGGAGACCGCCGGCGCCCTCACAGAAGACGTCGTGCTCGACCTCTTCCAGGAGGTCTGGGAGAACGGCGGAATCCAGGAGGGCGAGACCCGCACGGTCGTTGTGAACGGCACACTGAAGCGCCAGCTCACGAAGATCTTCATCAAGGACAAGGGCTACCAGGAGTCGACCCGCAACGTCGGCGGCGTCAACCTCCAGACGTTCGAGACCGACTTCGGCCGGGCGAACATCATGCTCAACCGGTACATGCCCGCCGACCAACTGGTCGTGGCGTCGCTGGAGGAGCTGGCCCCCGCGTTCCTGGAGATCCCGGGCAAGGGTCACTTCTTCGCCGAGCCGCTCGCCAAGACCGGCTCTGCGGACAAGGTCCAGATCTACGGCGAGATCGGGCTCAAGTACGGCAACGAGCTGAAGCACGGGAAGCTCACCGTCTCCGGTGACGACTCGTCCAGCTCGTCCAGCTCCTGATCGACCGACCAACCAGAGAGGGGTGCGTCATGGCTGCTCCGTTCGCCACCCACGCGGATCTTGAAGCCCGCTGGCGCCCCCTCTCTCCGGCCGAGCAGACGCGCGCCGACACCCTGCTGGAGGACGCGTCGACGCTGATCCTCGACCTCCAGCCCGACATCGAGGACTGGGCATCGGAGACCACCCTCAAGGCCATCGTCTGCGCGATGGTCAAGCGGGTCATGCAGGGCCCCGCCGACTTCGACGGAGTCACGCAGACCCAGCAGTCTGCCGGCCCGTTCTCACAGGGCGTCTCGTTCGCGAACCCGTCGGGCGATCTCTACCTGACCAAGTTCGAGAAGAAGCGGCTGCGAATCGGCGTCCAGCGTGCCTTCATGGTGGACCTGATCGACAACTACGACGACGACTCGTCGTCGGTCGGGTAGCACTCCCGCCAGAGCTGGTCGTACTCCGGCAGGTCATACCCGATCTCGGTGCCCTCAGGAACAACGTGCACACCCTCACCCTCGAAGCCGTACATCCGGTCGTCGCGCATGAAGACCTTGCCGCCGGCGCAGTCGTCGTAGATCGCGACGGGATTCAGGGTGCTCCCGTCCACGCAGCCCTCGTAGCCCTTCGGGATCGTCGCGCCCTCCGTCCAGATGTCGGAGCACTTGGGCGTCGACCCACCGCTCGATCCGTCGCCATCGTCGTCGTTGCCGCAAGCGGCGAAGGCAAGCAGAAGCACAGGGATCACAGCAAGTGAGCGCATCCACCCACCATCGCATTGCCTGAAGGGTGGTGTCAGCCGAATGCCCACCTTCCCGACTCCCTGGTCGATCACCCTTCACCAGCGCTCCATGGGCACCAAGAACTCCCACGGCAACCCCAAGGAGACCTGGGCCGACCCCGGCACTCCCGAGGACGCCTACGGTTGGGCGCCACCCTCGCCCGATGCCCAGCCCTTCGAGCCCAACCGAACCCCCGTCGTCCGCGACCTCGACGTCTACATGCCCGCCTCGGCCGCCAAGCCGAAGGACCGGATGACGGTCGACGGCACGCTCTACTCCGTCGTCGGCCACCCCGAGGACTTCAACCACGGACCGTTCGGCTTCACGCCGGGCGTCCGGGTATCGCTGCTGAGGATCGAGGAGGCCGGCTGATGGTCAAGATCGACTGGAACATCTCGGCCTTCGAGGAGATCCGCCGCCTGCCCAAGGTGGCCGACGAACTCCAGGACCGCGCCGAGGCGATCGCCCTTCACTGTGGCGCCGGGATCGAAGCTGTCCGCGGCAACGGCAAGACCCGTGCCCGCTCGGCCGTGGTCACCACGACCCCGCGAGGCATGGTCCGCAACGCGAAGCGGAACACCATCCTGGCCAACCTGAACGCTGGGCGCGGATGACCACCATGGTTCCGGTCGACGCCGAGGCGCTGGTTGTCGAGTACCTGGCCGCGAAGATGCCGACCCGCGAGGTCTCGACCCGCGTTCGGGATCGCGACGGCGCCATCACCGTCGAGCAGATCGGCAGTTCTCGCCGGTCGCCGGTCCACGATCATCCGATGCTCACGATCCAGACCTGGCACTCCGACGAGGTCGAGGCCTCCGAGATGTGCCGCCTGGCCTTCGCTCACCTGTGGGCGATCCACGACGACACCACGTTCGGTGACCGCGTCCGTGAGGTCATCGCCGTCGGTGGTCCGCAGTCGTTCCCCGATCCCGAGGCCGCCTGTCCGCGCTGGCAGGCCACGGTCGAGCTCAACCTTCGCCCCGTCGCTCTCTGACGGGCCATCTACTCCCCACGTCGGCGACGAGGGGTGCACCACCCACCCATGAGGCTCCGCAACTTCATGGAGGATTGTCATGGCACAGGACAGCAACCTGATCGTCGCCGGCACCGGTAAGCCTGGCGGCTACATCTTCAGGGCACCGGCAGGCACGACCCTGCCGACCGACGAGACCACGGCTCTCGACCCCGCGTTCATCAACCAGGGCTACGCGTCGAGCGACGGCCTCTCCCGCGCGATCACCAAGGCATACGAGGTCATCCGCGACTGGAACGGCGACGAGGTCAAGCGCCTGAAGACCGAGACCTCGGTGACGCTGACGTTCACGCTCATCCAGGCCGCCGACCCCAACGTCCTCAAGGCGAAGTTCGGTGACGGCGCCGTCACCGTGGCCGGCACCAAGATCACCGTCGCCTACAAGGGCGAGGACGCTCCGGCAGGGCCGTGGGACTTCGAGCTCAAGGACGGCGACAGCGTGCGCCGCATCGTCGCGCCCAACGCCAAGGACGTGACCGAGGACTTCACGCAGGAGATGACCGCGGGCGCAGTGGTCGGCATCCCGATCACCCTGACGCTCTACAAGGATGCGAGCGGCGTCTTCTTCTACGACTACGCCGACTCCGGCGTCGAGTCGTCCAGCTCCTCGAGCTGATCAATCCCCCGGCCGCCGGTATCTCACGCGGAGCCTCACCGGCGGCCGGGCTCTTCATCCATGGCTCCGCAGTAGAGAGGTTCCGCACCCATGTCCGAGATCCCCGAAGGCGCAAAGGTCCCCGAGGACCGCAAGGCCAAGGCCGACCCGACCGCACCGTCCGTCATCGACTTCACCGTCACCGGCACCGCCCTCGACGAGGCAGGCGACCCGCTCGAGGTGCCCGTCTCCCTCGATCCCTCGGCCCTCGATGACTTCGAGGTCGCGGACAAGATCGGTCGTATCACCGAGGCGAGCGCCGGCGAAGGCGAGCCCTCGGACATCCTCCTCGCCGGGCAACTGCTCCGGAAGCTCGTCGGTGGCGTCACGTTCCGCGCGCTGATGGACGCTCACCGCGACCCTGAGACTGGCCGAGTGCCGATGGAGAAGGGCGCCGAGATCCTGATGCACGTGCTGGAGTCGCTCCCAAACTCCTGAACCTCGCGACGCTGCTCCGGCAGCATCGCGGGGCTCTTCTCGCGGACTTCACCCGCTACTACCAGGCCACCCCGTTCGCGCTCTGGCGCAACGGCATGCACCTGCTGGACGTCGCGTCCCTGCTGGCTGAACTGCCACCGGGGTCGGCGACGGCCCGCGCGTTCGATCCCTCGTGGGAGTGGGGATCGCTCAACACGCAGGTTGCAGTCGCCTTGGCCAACGAGGTCAAGCTCCTGCGCAGGGACGTCATTGCTCTCACGGGCGGCAAATTGCGCGTCGACCTGATCCGACCGCCCAGTGAGACCGTCCAGGACGGCGATGTCGAGCGGTCCCAGATCGGCGCGAACGACGGCTTCGACACATTCGCCGAGGCCGACGCCTGGTACCTCGCCCACTTCCCGAACGCACGCATCTGACCGCAAGGAGGCGAGATGGCCACGGAGCTCGGTGTCGCCTACCTGTCAATCATCCCCGAGACCAGCAAGATCGCCCCCGGCGTGAAGAAGGCGCTCGGCGACTCGAGCACCGGGCGCGCGGCTGACGGTGCTGGCCGGTCGATCGGCACGCGCCTCTCGTCGTCGATGAAGAAGACGATGGGCGTCGCGGCCAAGGCCACTGGCGCTGTCGTCGCGGGCACATTGGGTCTGTCACTGGCTAAGGGCTTCTCCCGCCTCAAGGGCATCGAGCAGGCCGAGGCAAAGCTGACCGGCCTGGGACACTCGGCCAAGGTCGTCGACAAGATCATGGGCAATGCCCTCGCCTCGGTGAAGGGCACGGCGTTCGGGCTCGATGAGGCCGCTACCTCGGCGGCCGGCGCCGTGGCCGCTGGCGTGAAGCCCGGCCGCGACCTCCAGCGCACCCTCAAGTTGGTCGCGGACGCGGCCACGATCGCCGGCGTCGACATGGGCGAGATGGGCGCGATCTTCAACAAGGTCGCCGCGTCCAACAAGATCCAGGGCGATGTGATCGCCCAGCTCAACGACGCGGGCATCCCGATCATCCAGCTCCTCGGCAAGGAGCTCGGCAAGACCGCGGAGGAGACGGTCAAGCTCGCCAGTGCGGGCAAGATCAACTTCGACACCTTCCGCAACGCCATGCAGCAGGGCCTCGGCGGCGCGGCGCAGGAGTCGGGCAAGACCGTCACCGGCGCGTTCGCCAACATGCAGGCCGCCCTCGGTCGCCTCGGTGCCTCGGTGCTCAGTGGCATCTTCTCCAAGCTGCCGACGATGTTCGGCAATGTCACGGCACAGCTCGACAAGCTCGGCCCTGTCGCCGTCAAAGTCGGCGAGACGCTGGGACGCGGGCTTTCGGCAGGGATCAAGGCCGCCCAGCGACTCGTGAAGGCGATCCAGCCCGTGGTGCAGACCATCGGCTCCAAGCTCTCCCCCGTCATCGCGAAGGTCAACGAGTTCTTCAAGAAGAACCCCGAGGTCATCAAGGGCGCCGCGACCGCGCTCGGCATCCTCGCCGGCGCCCTGACGGCCGTGGCCCTCGCGATGGCCGCCGTCTCCCTTGCCGCCTCGCCGATCACACTGGTGATCCTCGGTATCGCTGCCCTCGGCGGTGCGATCGCCTACGCCTACAAGAACTCCGAGACCTTCCGCACGGTCGTGCAGACGCTCGGCGAGCAGCTCCAGAAGTTCGGAACCTGGGTCGTCTCCACGCTCGTTCCTGCGGTCGTCTCGCTCGCCCAAGCCGTCGCGCAGAAGCTCCAGCCGGTTTGGAAGGCGCTCGGGACCTACTTCACCGGCACGATCCTGCCCATCCTCCAGAAGATCGGCGCCAAGCTCCGCGAGTGGTGGCCGACCATCCAGACCGTGATCCAGATCGTGGCCAAGATGATCGCCTGGTGGGTGAAGTTCCAAGCCACCATCGCCGGCAAGGTCATCCCGATCATGATCAAGGTCTCCGGCTTCCTGCTCCGCACCCTGGTCCCGGCGGTCCTGGCCGTCATCAGCGTCTTCGTCAGCCTGGTCCGCGGCGCCATCAACATGGGCTCCGCGGTGGGTCGAGCGTTCAGCACCCTCACCCTCGGGGCCAGGGTCGCCTACAACGGCGTAAAGCGCTGGCTCGGCAACGCCCTCGACTTCATCCGAGGCATGCCGGGCAAGATCAAGAGCCTGTTCTCCGGCATCTGGGACGGCCTCGCGAATGGCCTCAAGACTGCCATCAACGCCGTCCTCCACTTGCCGATCAAGATCCCCGAGGTCGACACTCATATCCCCGGGGTCGGCAAGGTCGGCGGGCAGACCCTGATCCCAGCACTTGCCAAGGGCACGAACTTCTTCCAGGGCGGCATGGCGCTGGTTGGCGAGAAAGGCCCCGAGCTCGTCGAGCTCCCCCGTGGCGCGAAGGTGACCACGGCAGCCAAGACCCGCGCCCGACTGAACAACTCCAAGGCCACCGGCGCGGCCCTGATCCGCAACATCATCAAGGGCATGCGCGGCGCCGAGGGCAACCTGGCCAAGGCACTGGCGCGGGTCACCAAGCAGATCAGCAAGGCGCTGGCGAACAAGCAGATCACCAAGAACGTCGCCAAGCACTACCGCAACCTCGTGGCCACGATCACCAAGCAGCTCAACAAGCTCAACAAGCTGGTGGCCGCCCGTCGCGAGATGGCCAAGAGCATCACCGACAGTCTCAAGGGTGAGTTCGACCTCTCGTCCCTGGTGGGCACCAACGAGTTCGGCCTCTCCGTCGGGCCGGGTGCGGCGGTCGACGCCGCCAAGGCGCTCGCCGCCCGGATGAAGGCGTTCGCGGTCAAGCTGGCCGCGCTGGTCAAGGCAGGCATGCCGCCGGCACTGATCAACGAGATCGCCGGCTACGGGAGCGAGGAAGGCTCTCGGGTGGCCGACGTCTTCCTCCAGGCCAGCAAGGCACAGATGAAGTCCCTGCGCTCCTCGTTCTCAACGTTCAACACCTACGCCTCGGCCGCCGGCTTCATCACCGCCGACGCCACCTACGGCGCCCGCATCGACAAGCAGGAAGCCAAGCTCGAGAAGGCGATCGAGCGGGGCCTGGCGAAGTCGAAGTGGACCCTCAGCGTCGGGAAGAACGCCGCAGGGCGGATCGTCGCCGAGGGTCAACGCAACAACGCCAGGCGGAAGTGAGCGCGGGGCTACCAGTTGCTCCGCTTGAGCATCCGGCCGCAGCCGTTGCACTTCAGGCGCTTCGGTGCCATCAGGCCAGCCATCGCCTTGCCCTTGACGCTGCGCTTCTCTGAGAACGACGTCGCCCCGCACTTCGGGCAGCGGACCGTTCCGTCTTGATCGACCTTGGTGCTCTTCATGCCTCGGAACTCTAAGCCGAACCCCCGACTCTTGGAGGCGAAGTGACAGATCCGAACCCGACTTCTTCGCCGTTCTGGCTCTCGGTCAACGGCTCGTGGCTGCGGGTCGAGGGCATTGTGCCGACGGTCGATGCGGCTCCGTCGCGGCCTCGGTCGTCGATCACCTCGCTTGATGGTCACCGCTTCGAGCAGCGTGGTTCGCAGGTGCGCCGCTCGTGGTCGTGGTCGATCCCGTGGGCTGCGATCGACACCCTCGGTCTGGTGACCGCGGCCGTGGAGTCGCAGGCCGATGTGTGGCTGTGGTCGGAGGCGACGATCAACATGCTCACCTCGTCGACCTGCTTCGGCGCTGGGCCGGTGCTCGACTGTGGCGGCGTTCCGCTACCTGCTGTCACCGAGGGCGTGGTCCTCCAGGGCAGTGTGCGCGGCGGGAAGTCGACCACACTGTCGTGGTGGTCGTCCGGGTCAGGCGCGGATGCCGTGACACTGGCGGGTCCGGGCGTGGCGGCACTGCGGGCAACGACCGCCGGCCAGAACACCTACGCATTCACCCCGAACGCTGACGGTGTCCTGAGCTTCGGCGCCATGAACGGTGCCCCTGACACCTCCGGCTTCATGCTGACCGAGGGCACGCCGCCCGAGATCTGGTCTCCGGGCGAGTCGATGCCGTGCAAGGTCGTGGTCGACGACCCGGAAGAGACCTTGACCATGCGCTACCAGGGCACGTGGCTGCGTGACTTCACTGTCGCGTTGCGTGAGGTCGGCTGATGGCCTGGGAGCAGACGCCGGACGTCTACGCGCTGCCCGAGGTCCGACTGGTGGCGCCAGGGGTGAAGTGGCTGTTCAATGCCGCCGTCTCTGCGTTCTCGCTCGAGCGGGAGCTGGTGGCCTCGACGATCCCCGGCAACATCCGCTCCGGCAACGGCCTCTCGGTGGGGTCGGCTGGCGTGACGGTGATCCCTGCCCAGCGCGCAACGCCGTGGTCGAAGGACCCGGCGCATCTGGTGACCTCGGGCGCAGCGAGCCGGATCGTCGCGGTCGACTCGGCTGGCGACGAGCTTCCGCTGGGGTCCTGGGTCGTCGATGACACCGCGGGCGCCCTGAGCGGCATCGGCGTGGATGTCAACCTCCTCGAGGCGCAGTACGCGGGCAAGCAGCAGCCGCAGGCGCTGCCGGCGTATGCGGCCGATCCCTTCAATCCCGACTCGCCCGTCGACCCCGTGTGGGCGATCGCTCGACTCGCGGAAACGGCAGGCTTCACCGCAGTTCCTCCTCCTGTTGAATCGGCCCTCCTGGCGTTCCCCATGGACGGCTCGTTCATGGCCACGACTGGCTATCCGATCTACGAGGTGGGCGGCCTCACGCCTGGATGGACAACGCTCCCCGACGGCACGGTCGGTGGCGAGTCGGACACGATGGCTCAGGCCGTGTCAACCGCGGGCACCGGTGGCACACCGATCAAGGACCGGCTCGCCACGGGACAGTACGTCTACTTCACCCAGAACGTCGCCGGAACGTTCCACTTCGCCGACTTCGTAGGCGGCTGGCAGATCAAGATCGTCAACGACTTCGACACCGGCACGCACACGCTCGGCATCTGCAACAACGTCTCGAGCACGTTCGCCACCGTCCCGTTCACGCCAGCCCTCGACCCCAACTGGCCCCTCCGCGTGCAGGTGCGCGTGTCTCGTACCTGGAACGAGACCACGGGCCAGTGGACCGCCATTCGCGCAAACGCCCGCTCTTCGGCCACCGCGGCCTGGTCGGCACAGGCCTCCCCGAGTTCACAGTCCTTCACGCCATCGACCACGGGCATCGAGCTCATCTATCCCTATGCCGGCACACTGACTCCGAGCGGCCCCAACCCCTCGCTGCCTCCCGGCCAGTTCTCCGGCATCCAGGTCACCACGGAAGATGACCCCGCACTGTGGCTGGCTCCCAAGGCGCTCCTCAAGCCGCTCGGCGGCGACATGGGGCTGCCGTGGGTGCCCGCCGGGATGAACGCATGGACGGCGATCCAAGACATCTGCTCAGCGTGGGCCGCCGCTGCGATCCTCGGCGCCGACGGCATCCTCCGCATCCTGACCCGCGACGACCTCGCGGGGGCCAATGACGACGGCGAAGACACCGACATCGGCCACGAGTGGACCGACCTGCCGTGGACGCTCGACCCTGCCGACCAGGTCGACCGCGTGCAGGTCTCCTTCAACGCCCCGACCGTACTCAAGGCCGACGCTGGCTCGACCACACTGGCGCCCGAGGCGTGGCGTGCCGATGACGTGGTTCGCGTGCCCGCTGGTGAGCGGATCGAGATCGAGGCGCAACTCGAAAACCGTGCCGCCGTGGGGATCTTCCAGCGCTTCTATATCCCGATCGGATCGCCCGATCCCTACTGGTCGCAGCGGAACACGATCATCGCGTTCAACAACCCCAATGGCACCGGCTCCCCGCTCGGTGGCGACTCGTTCCAAGCGCAGGCGTGGCAGACCTCGGCCACCACAGCACGGATCGTGGTCATCAACCCGAAGGCCAACGACATCTACCTCGTCGACGGCAATGGTGAGCCCTCGCTGATCCTGCGCGCCCGGTCGGTCGCCACCTACGACACCCCGCAGATCGTCGAGCGCGGCACGTCGGCCGAGGAGGCTCAGCGCCCGCTTGAGGTCGACCTCGCACAGTGGGTGCAACGGCGCCAGGACGCCGCTGACATCGCCGACTACCTCTACGCGCGCCTCTCAGGGACCGGGCTGTGGAAAGCCTCCGAGGTCAGGTGTCGGCTCGACTGGTCCCACGACATCGGCAAGGTGCTGCGACTCAAGTACTCCCGCAGCGGCCTGGAAGCCAAGGCGTTGATCACCAAGGTCTCCTATGACGGCTCCGAGGGCGAGATCGGCCAGATGCTCGACCTCGTGCTCCTGCCGTTCACGTGGGGCGACTGGGACCGCATCAACGAGACCCGCACGTGGGACGACTGGGACGCCGTGTGGGCAGGCAAGACCTGGGACGACTTCGACGCCAACCCTCTTGAGCTAGGAGCCTGACATGGGCACGACGGACAACAACATCTTCTTCCCTGACCCGGCGTCGACTCCCTCTCGGTCTCAACTCCAGCAGATGGCCGAATCGGTCGACGCTGCCATCGCGCCACAGCCCTACTCCGCTGCCGAGGTCGGCGTCTCGGCCGGAACCAACTGGTCGATCGCCAACTTCACCGCCATCCGCATCGGCGTCCTGCGCGTCATCCAGATGCAGCTCAGCTATTCCGGCTCGACCATCACCGCCAACTCGGCGGGCGACATCCCCAACCAGAATGTGCTTACCGGCATCCCGTCGGACTGGATGCCGTCCTTCTCCACGTCGTTCGCCTACGACGCCGGTGCCACGGGCGGCTTCGGCACCATCGGATCCGTCTTCTCGCTGCGCACCGCAATGCCGAACTCCACCATCACCTCAGGCACGACGGTCATCATCGGCGTGGCCTACGTGGCGCTGGGCTGACCATGGTCGACGACTCGGGTCCCCGCAACGATGTCCTCGCCGAGCGGATCGACAACCTCGCCGCCCGCATCACGTCGATGGACACCCGCATGGACGGGCTGGCCACCGAGAAGACGCTGATCGCGCTCATCGAGGGCCGCGACCGTGCGATCGACGCGCGCCTAAAGGCGCAGCAGGACATCATCGCCGACCTGACTGCCGACCTTGCGGCCGAGCGGGCCGAGCGCATCGCCGCCGTCGCCGAGGAAGCCCAGGCGAGGAAGCAGGCCGACACCGAAGAGGCCGCAGCACGCAGGCAGGCCGACAGCGAGGGCGAGGACCGGATCAAGTCGTCTCGGATCATCTCCTACTCCGCCGTCGGGACCGCGCTGGCGATCCTCACCGCGGTCGTGATGCTGATCAACAACATCGGTGGAGCGCCGTCATGAAGGCATTCCTCAAGGGCGTCGTCGCGGTCGTCGTGATCCTGGTGGTCGCATGGGTGATCGCCACGATGCTCGACCTGCTCGCCACCCGCAAGGACTCGATCGAGGACCGCAAGAACCTCAACGAGGAAGTGGCCGCGCTCACCGACCAGTCGGCTGCCAACAAGGCCGCCCTCAAGGAAGCGAACAAGCGGCTGCGACAGGCGGGCGAGAAGCCCGTTGACCCGCCACCCGACACCGATACCGACGACGACCCCACCACGGTCCTGATCGAAGGCACCCCCGGCCCACGCGGACCCATCGGCCCACGCGGACCGAAAGGCGACGACGGCGACGACGGCAGCAACGGAACGTCGGGCGCCGACGGCACGAACGGCGCCAATGGCGAGCAAGGCCCGGTCGGACCTCAGGGACCCGCCGGTCCTGCCGGACCCGCTGGCAAGGACGGCGCCAACGGCAAGGACGGTGCTCCCGGCGCCGACGGGCAGCCCGGACCCGCTGGCCTCTCCCTGACAGACCTTACCTGCGACGCGTCCTACCGGTGGATCGCGACCTTCTCCGACGGCTCGACCAGAGACGTCGGCTCCTGTATCCGATCCAATGGAGGCGGCCGTGGCTAACTCTCAGAACGGCTGGACCGTCCACACGGGCAGCAGCGGCCTCGTACCGCTGCGCTGGGTGACGGGCCGCGTCGCACCTGGTGACGTGCACGCCGTCTTCGACTACCTCTGCCGCCGCTTCAACGCCGAGGTCGAGCCGATCATCGTCAGCAGCTCGTGGGGCTGGGCGTACCGAGCGATCCGCGGCCAGTCGTCCGGCTACTCCAACCACGCGTCCGGCACCGCGATCGACCTCAACGCACCGAGCCACCCCCTCGGGAAGCGCGGCACGTTCTCCGCCAAGCAGGTCGCCGCGATCCACGCGATCCTCCGCGACCTGGGCGGCGCGGTCCGCTGGGGAGGCGACTACTCCGGCCGCCCCGACGAGATGCACTTCGAGATCAACACCACCCCGGCGAACCTCCGCAAGGTCGCGGCCGGACTCAACAAGGAGCGTGACCCCATGGCCGACTACGCCAAGCAGCTCGACGAGATCCAGTCCACCGTCAACCTGATCAGCCGGCAGCTCACGACGGTGAACGGGCGCCTCAAGGCCACCCGGCAGCAGCTCACCAACCTGCGGGCGCGGCTGATGAAGGAAGGCTTCGACAAGGTCGCCGCCGACCTCGACGCTGTTCTGGCCGAGCTCGACAAGGACTGACGGATGACCACGGCACGCATCCGCGTCGGCACGGTCAACGTGCCGATCAAAGTCGGGCGCAAGGGCTGGCGCACCAGCGTCGACCGGATGTTGGCCCGCTGCGACGTGCTGACCATCAACGAGTCGCTCAGCCAGCGCCAGCGCATCGTCTATCGCAACGCTGCGCGGCGACACGGCTTCAAGCAGTCCGGGCTCTGGGCCACCCCCAACCCGGTGCTGATCCGCAAGTCGGTGCTCGAGCGCACCGCCGCCAAGCGCCACCGCCTGCACGGCCGACTGACGGGCTGGTGGCTGTTCCCCGGCTACCGTGCCGCCCGCTCGGCAACGACGGTGGCGGCCAAGCACCGCAAGAGCGGCATCCCGCTCGCGTTCACCGGCTTCCACCAGGTGCCCCCGGGTCGCAAGGTCGAGCCCCGCTCGCGCGTGATCGCCCGCGACAAGTCGCTGGCCGTCTTGAACAGGATCGCCGCCAACCAGCGCCGCCTCCACCGCGTGCATTTCCCGGCCGGCGACACCAACCAGGGCAAGGGGCAGCCCGCCATCAACGGCATCCACTGGCAGACGGCCAGCGTCGACAAGGTCGGCTACATCGACGCACCGGGCTACAGCGTCGAGGTCGTCGACGTCGAGAAGGTCCCGGTCATCTCCGACCACAAGCACGGCATCGTCGCCACCTACAGAATCGAGGAGACCCGATGAACGCCCACCTGCTCGCCGCTGCCAAGGCCTATGCCGCGCTGCTCGGTGCCATCTTGACCGCCCTCGTCGGCACACTGACCCCCGACGACCCCGGCTACCGGGTGCTGACGATCGTGCTCGCCATCGTGACCGCGCTCGCCGTCTACCGGGTGCCCAACAGCGCCGGGGACGAGTAGTGCCATGCCCGGCTGGGCGTGCCTTCTCGGGACCCTGGCCTACAACTACTCCCGCTATCGACGCGGGAAGCCCACCATCTGCGCAGTGACGAGGCGGACCCTTCCCCGGCCCGCCTCGACCGCTGCGCTCTCTCTCGGGTTCGCCTACCTGCTCGGCCACGTCTGGCGTGGCTACCCCAAGGAGACCTGATGGCCTACCTCACCGGCACCCTGACCGGAGCCTTCGAGTACCCGGACAAGACGCCGCGACAGGGCACCGCCTACGTCTCCCCGTCGGTGCCGGTCATCCGCGACGACGCCGGCGATGTGGTCGTGCTCGGGCAGATGCGGGTCGAGCTCGACGACCAGGGCGCCTTCTCCCTGACGCTGGCCGCATCCGACGACGAGTCCCTCGACCCGTCCGGCTTCACCTACGAGGTGACCGTCGTCCTGGCAGGCAACTCCCGCATCACCCGCCACAACATCTTCGTGCCCGCCGGCGGCACGGTCGACGTCACCGACGACTGGTCCCTCGACCCCGCCGCCCCGAGCTACGAGCAGTGGGTCAACGACGCCGAGGAGGCCGCCGCTGCTGCTGGCGAGTCGGCAGAGGCGGCCGAGATCGCCCGCGACGCAGCGCAGGCCGCCCAAGCGGGCACGGAGGCCGCGCTGCCCGGCGCGGTCGAGGACTACCTCACCGAGCACCCGCCAGCCGCCGGTCCCGAGGGACCGCAAGGCGAGCAGGGTACTCAGGGCGACCCTGGTGACCAAGGCCCCAAGGGTGATCCCGGAGATCCGGGCGCCGACGGCGCACCCGGCGCACCCGGCGCGCCCGGCGCGCCCGGCGCCGACGGTGCGCAAGGTCCCAAGGGCGACGCCGGCGACACTGGCCCCAAGGGCGACAAGGGCGACAAGGGGGATCAGGGCGACCCCGGCACCTTCGACGGCGGCCCCATCGACCAGACCTATGCCGCGCCGCCGACTGGGCCGCTGTGGCAAACCACCGTCACCGACGGCGGACTCGGCACCAGCGCCCCCGACATCGCCAACCACGTCATCAACGGCAAGCAGCAGTCCTGGCTCAACGAGTGGGGAGCCCTGCGCGGCCGAGGCGGCTACAACTGGGGCGACGCTCTCGTGCGCGGCGTCGTGGACGCCACCAACCCCCTCAGCAGCAACCCCGGCGGCTACCTCGAGCTCAACGACCGCCGCACCGGCGCGGCGTACCCGATCCTTCACGCCCGCCGCTGGACTGATGGCCGCCTGATCCGCAACGGCGTCCCCATGGCCGACGTGTACGTCACCGACGACGCGACCACCGACCCGAACATCGCCGACCTCCCCGACGGCACCGTCGTCATCGAACGAGACGCCTGATGGCGACACTCCTCACCTGGGACGACGGCACTCTGCCCGACCTCGACGGGCCGGGCGTCACCTACGACGACCAGGACGGCTACCCGGACCCCGGCTGCCTCTCCCTCGCCCAGCAGGCGGGCGAGCACTGCGCCGCCCAATGGACCTTCACGCCAACCCCGACCGCGGCGCTGCGGTTCTACCTCCGCACCCCCGCGACCTGGCCCTCGTCGGCGCCCGGTATCGCGATGCTCGTCGGGCTCGACTCGCTGCTGCAAGTCACCCTCGGCGGATCAGGCCAGCCCGGACAGCTGCGCCTCTCACGCGGCACCGGTGCCACCGTCGTGCAGTCCAGCAGCGGCACTTTCGCCACGAGCACCTGGTACCGGATCGAAGCCCAGCTCGACGTCACCAACTCGCGCGGGAGGGTCGCCGGCTTCCTGCCCGACGCCACGACGGCACTGTGGGACTCCGGCTGGCAGACCCACGCCGACTTCGCAGCCAGCGACGTGCAGAAGATCCTCGTCGGCCGCCCCTCGTCCTCACCCACGCTCGCGCAGGTCTACGCCGACACGATCCTCGCCACCGACGACGTGTCCGCCTGGATCGGCCCGGCCAGCACACCCGACCCCGGCGGAGCAACGTTCCACGTGCTCGACGCCGGCGTCCTCGTTCCCGCCCACATCGCCGGCGTCATCGCCGACGGCCAACTCGTGCCCGCGCACGCCACCTGACCCGCTACCGCAGGCCGACCGCCCGCCTCTCCCCACTCGCCCGGGGGGAGGCGGGCTTTCGGCTATTTGGGGGGCGGAATGCATAACTATGGTCGCCAGGGCCCCGTGGGATCAGTACGGCGTCTCCGGCGGCACCTCCCGCCGCGCCCGCTCCGCCGCCTCTCGACGCGCCGCGCGATCACCGGCCTCGCACGCCTCCTCGTAGCGCCACCGAGCCATGACGCCGTCCCGGTAGCCGTGCCGATACGGGCCGTCAGTCAGGTCAGCCTCGCACTCCATCGTGAGCTGCCAGCCACGATGCCCCAGGTCGTACCAGCCAGCGTCCCAGCCATCGCGGTACTCACTGGTGGCCTTGGTCCGGGGCGGGTACGGCGTCGGTGGGTAACGACGACCGGGGTAGTCACGGCGACGGGACATGCGGTCAGGATAGAACACATGTTCGACTCGCGTATCCTGGCCGGGTGCTCATCCACGCAGCCTCCCGACCGCACAACGACACCCACGCCGACGCCCACCACTGGACCGTCGAGACCGACGACTACGACGCCGGCATGACCGAGATCCACATGGCCGTCCCCGAGGGCTGGGACCTTCTCTACGTGCGGGTCGAGCGGTGAACGGTCAGGGTGCCTCTGACGGGATCGGCGGCCGGGCGATGTGCATCATCCGGGCGTACCGATCAACCTCGCGCCACTGGTCCAAGGCGAGGTCGTAAGCCTTCCGGGCATCGTTGGACTTGAGCGCCTCGCAGTCGTAGCGCGTGCGACGAGACAGATCCTCGAGGCTGCGGTACGCCTTGCGAGGAGCGAACGGGAACAACTTCCCGACCAGCTGGTTCCGGCCACGCTGGCCCGGCTTCACGCCGGAATGCTTCCGCGGGTTGCGCTCGTCCTTGGGCAGATCCGGGTCGTCCGCAAGCACCGAGTCGACCAGATGCAGCGCCGAGTAGTACAGCGCCACGAGCGCCCAGTCCTCGAACTCCGTCTCGCGGCGCAGATGCTCCGCGACGTCCTTGTGATACTCGGCACGCGCGACGTGCCAGACCCTGATCCCCACCGCTCAGACGGCGGCGTAGTTCGGATCGGTGACCGCCTCCAGCGGCACCACGTCGAACTCCACGGAGAACTCGTCTGCGTGGCTGTCCTCGAACTCCAGTAGCGCGTCGATCACCTTGTCGCGGTTGTCCCACGTGTACGCCGCGATGCACGCGCCGATGCGGACGATCGCGCCCTCAGGCTCGTAGCGCACGCTCAGGTGCGTCTTGCCGAGGTCAGCCTCAAGCGGCTCGAACCGGCCAGCCAGTTCGAACTCAAGGTTCTCTAGCAACGCCATCTCGGCCTCCTCGTGCATTCCCCGGACAGTATCCCACCATCACCGCTCGCGTGGTCGAATCCGACGATAGGCGAGCCCTCCGACACAAACCCCCACCCCCGCCCGCACCCGACGCCGGCAACCTTTGGCGCCCGCTGAACGTCAAACAAGGCGAGGGAGGAACTGTGACACCGATCTACGTCATCGCCGCCACACTATGGGCACTCATCTTCGCCACCGCCTGGAAAGCAATCAGACGCCGCCGCCAGCGACCCTGAGCGCCCGCACCCGACGCCGAGCATCCCGCAGACGACGCAGCCGCTTGACCGTCAGGGGGTCGTGGGCTAGGGCATCGGGACGGTCGATCAACGCGCCGAGCAGCTGGTAGTACCGCACCGCGCTCAAGCCGAACCGCTCGCGGATCGCCGACTCCTTCGCGCCGGCGAACTTCCAGCGGGACTGCTCGAAGGCGAGGATCGAGATCTCGAGGTCGGTCATGGGGAGAGGGTGGCAGGAGGGTCCGAGGGATCAGGTCAGCCCGAATCGTTCCGCAACTCGCTCGATCGCGGTCCGCTTGGCGTCGATGTTGGCGCTCATGTAGCCGCGGCTGGTGACGATGCTGGCGTGGCCGAGCACGCTGGTGACGACGTTGTCCGTCGCGCCCGTCTCGTCGAGCTGGGTCGCGGCGACGTTCCGGCACTCGTGGACGTGGTAGTAGCGCCCGCCGGGGTGCCCGACCGGCACGGAGCCGAGCTTGACGCGGTGCTCGTCCTCCGCGTTCGCCTCCACGGCCGCGGCCCCCTGGATCGCCCACCACTCCTCGCGGTCGATCTTGTCGTTGCAGGGGCGCCCCTTGAACGTCGGGAACACGAGCCCCCACGGATTCTCGGGGCGCTCGGCCAGCCACCGCCGCATGGCCTCCTCAACGGGCGGGATCATCGGCAGGATGCGATGCCCCTTCTTCGACTTCGGCCGCACGAGGTGCCACGAGTCGACGAGATGCACCGCGGCGTAGTCGCGAGGCGTTCTGAATCCGAGCGCCTTGTCGGTGCGGTCGACGTACCGGAGCGCCTGGAGCTGCCACGCAAGGTGGATCTGGCCTCGCTCGAAGTCGACACATGGGTCCCCGGTCAGCGGGTCATGCTCGACGAGGCCAAGCATCTCGGCCTGGCGCGCCCCGTACAGCAGTGCGAGCAGCCAGCGGAGGCCGTGCGGCAGTTCGCTGGCGACCGCGAGGCAGGCGAACGTCTCGGCAAGGCTGAGGTCGGTCCGGTCACTCTCGGGTACGTCAGGTGCACTCATCTTCTCGATGGCACGGGCGACGATGTGGCCGTCCTCGACCGCGTCGCTGAGCATGTTGCGGGCCGTGCGGAAGACTCCGGCGGCCGTGCCTGCCGATCGGCCGGCGGCGCGAACAGTCGTCTCCAGCGAGCGGATGTCTCCCGGTGTCAGTTGGTCGAGCCGTCGGTGGCCGATCGTCGGGATGATCCACTTGCGCACATTGGTCTTCGTCGCGCCGAACGCCTTGGGTCGGAGCTCGTTCGCCTTCCGGTCGAGCCACGTGTCGGCGTACACCTTCACCGTCGTCTTCGCGTTGGCAGTTGGCACGCCACCGTCGGCGATCGCGACCTTGCGCTTCCTCAGCTTCTTCGACGCCTCGGCTCGGGTCTTCCCAGAGACGATGACCCGCTTGCGTGTCCCCCTGTCGGTCCAGCCCGCTTCGATGGTCCCGATCCAGAGGCCGTCTGACGCCCGCTGGTAGATGCTGCCCTCGCGGTAGCCGCGCCTGGTGGTAGCCATTGACCGTTCAACGCCTCCTATAGCCATCTCTGTAGCCGGGTGGTGATCCAGGCTGACCCTACGCTGACCTGCGGTGATACGCCATCGTGCCTCAAATCGACCCCTTTCCAGGGTACTTCTTCCGCCTGAAAAGTGGAAGGTCGGCGGTTCGACCCCGCCCCTGCCCACAAGC